AAATCTAGTATTTTAGTATACTAATTTAATAATAATCTATGAGTATTTTTACTTATTTTTATTCTATGGGGTAGGGTTAGAAAATTTTTTTTATTTTTGGCGTGCGTGGGTAACTTAAATATATTCTGAGTATCTTTATTGCTTAGGTTCTATGCGAATAGCAAGTTCAGGAGCTTGAATATTGACTGTTTCTACAGATTCCCCTACAACCTTGCCTAGAGAGTCTAAGATCTGTGCTGCTGTCTGAAGTTGACCTTTTGATATGGCTTTGTTAAATAGACGCATACGCATAGCTTGTAGACGAGGAATCATTTTATCTCTTTCTTTTAACCAATCTTCATCATTCCAAGCTTTAACTCTACCCCAATCAGCCCAGGCGGTAGGTTCTGAAATACCTTCTCTTTTAGAATGTTCTATGACTAGTTGACGTGTAGTTTTACCTTCGAGTTGACGTGAGTATAATCTTTGAGACCTTGCTTCTATAACTGCTCTTGAATTTGAGCCTCCTGTGTATTTTTGAACACGGGGTTTACGTTGAGGAACGGGTAAGTCTAAATTTAAGTTGTTGTTAATAAAAGATTCAGCCACGAACTTGTTTTATGAGGGTGTTAATATTTCGATGATAGCTTTAAAAGTGTAAAATGCGAAAGAAAATGAGTAATATTGTGAAAAAAGGTGTAAATGAGTCTAAATGAGATCAGTTTAAGGTATGCACAAGGGGAGGTGTTTAATAGTGATAAGAGATTTAGGGTGTTAGTAGCTGGAAGAAGGTTTGGTAAATCATACCTTTCTTGTATAGAACTACTCAGAGGAGCAATTAACAGGCCAAATGAAGTTTATTTCTATTGTGCTCCTACATATAGGATGGCAAAGGATATTGCGTGGAAGGAATTGAAAAGATTAACTCCTAGAACGTGGGTTCAGAGTAAGAATGAGACAGATTTGAGACTTGATTTGATTAATGGATCGAGTATTGAGTTAAAGGGAACTGAAAATGCTATGGCATTAAGGGGTAGAAGTTTAGCTGGTGTTGTATTGGATGAGGCTGCATTTATGGATAGAGATGTATGGGCTGAAGTCATAAGACCTGCATTGGCTGATAAACAGGGTTGGGCTTTGTTTATTAGTACTCCTGATGGAACTGCTAGTTGGTTTTATGATATGTGGTGCTTTTGTGGTGAACAGGAATGGGATGATTGGCAGAGATGGAGTTTTACAACTATTGAGGGGGGTAATGTAAAGAAAGAGGAGGTTGAAGCTGCTAGGGGGCAGTTAGATGCGAGGACATTCAGACAGGAATTTGAAGCCAGTTTTGAAAATCTTACTGGATTGGTGGCTGTTAGTTTTGCTGATGGCAATATTGATAAGGAAGTACAGGATTTACAGATGCTTCCCTTGTTAATTGGGCTGGATTTTAACGTTGACCCTATGGCAGGGATCTGTGCGGTGAAGCATAATGATACGCTATATGTTTTTGATGAGATTATGCTGACAGGAGGTGCTACCACATGGGATTTTGCAGAGGAAGTTACAAGAAGATATGGGGTTGATCGTAGAATTATTGCTTGTCCAGACCCTACTGGAAGTGCAAGAAAGACGAGTGGTGTCGGAGTAACAGATCATACGATACTTAGACGTAGTGGATTTACTGTTATGAGTCCTAGAAGCCCTTGGAAGATCAGAGATAAGATTACTGCTGTCAATACTGCCCTGTTTGATGCCAATGGCGATAGGAGGACGTTAATACATCCTCGTTGTAAAGAATTGATAAAAGCACTTAGAACATTAACGTATGCACCTAATACTGGTTTACCTAATAAGAATCTTGGAGTAGACCATGCGTTCGATGCTTTTGGTTATCTTTGTCTGCAACAATTTAACTTAGCGAAGCCAGAGACATTAGGACAGACTTCGTTTAGAATATATTAAGATACCCTTTTGCTTATGGCCTACGGAATGTCAACAACAAAAAAGAAAAAGAAGAAGAAAAAGGGAGGCAAGAAGAGACATGAA